AACAAAACCAAGTTATCGGCAAAGCATATACAGCGTTGCCGGAACCGAAAAAGGAATTGACGCCGGAGGAAAAACGGTATTATCACAACCAAACCGTCGCCCGATGTAGGGAGGTATTTTTGCAATACAAATATACCGGGCGGTTTGTGTTGGGGATTACTGACGGAATGTTAATTTATGATTGGTTGCGAAAGTTGGGTTTTGCCAATGAGGTTGCCGGAACCGAAGACGACCGCAAACAAGCATTTGCCCGATATATGCAACGTGTCGCCCGTGGGTTCGTCAACAAGTACGAGGCGTACCACGTCCAACGTAAGGGAACCGACGCCCCGGAGTTGGATTTTACGGCGTATGAGATAGCGAGGGACAAAGAGATTGCCCGGACGTTTGACCGAATGATTGCCGACGAATTACAGATTGATAACTATTTAGATTTTTGGAAATGAACAAAATAACGATTGATTGTATTATTGGGATTGACCCCGGAAAAAACGGGGGGATTGCCGTTTGGCGTCCGAACCATAAAACCGAGGTAATAAAAATGCCGGGCGACCTTATGGAGTTGCGGCAATGGTTTGATTATATGAAAAGTATTTGCCGCCCGTTGGTATTCGTCGAAAAGGTTCAATTGCGCCCGGACGACGTGAACGACAACCCCGGTAAGGCGTTCCGGGTTCAAAAACTGTTATCCGAGTTCGAGAAACTGAAAACGATAATTGCCATGTGCGACGTACCGTTTGTTTTGGTACACCCCCAAAAATGGCAAAATGAATTGAAATTGCGGGTTAAGGGAGAGGAAAAGCCGGAGCGCAAAAAGCGATACCAACGAGCCGCCGCCGATTATTACCCCGATGTTAAGGCGACGTTGTGGAACGCCGACGCCCTTATGATAATGCACTTTGGACGGTACATTTTGCACAACAACCCCCGTTGGGTTTTGGAGAATTTGCCCGCCCCGATGCACGACCGTTTATTTTAAGCCCCGTATTTCGATTATTTTGTTTGAATGGGTAAAAGTATGGCAGACGAAAACAAAAGCCCGCAAATCGAAAATCCGGCGAAAATAACGTTGGAAGAATTGGCGTACATGGTTAAACAGATGCGCCACAACCAACGGAGGTGCGAACGGAACCCAACGCCGGAAAAGATTGCAACCCGGACGGCATGGGAACAAAAAGTTGACGGCGTTATTGCCGTCTTAACAGATACGCAAATGAAATTATTTTGATTTTATCCCGGTACGACTTGCGCCGTATCGGGATTTTTTTGCCCTAACACGAAAATAAAAAGAAAAATTTTGGTAATTAAAATATTCCCCGTATTTTTGTGGCATGAAATAACAACGGCCGGGCGTTTTCCCGGTAATGCTAAAAAAATAAAAGCAATGAGAGCGAAAACAACAATCAGCGATTTCCGGTTTGAGTTTGCCGGGTACGGACATTACAAAGTAACTTACACGTCGCCCGTTACGGGTAAAAGTTGGACGGCAAAAACAAATGATATGCCGTTAATTGATGCGACAAAGAACGCCGACGACCCCAAACGTTGCGATTTGGAAACCCTTAAACGAATTTGCAAAAATGGATAAGGACGAATTGGGAGCCGTTCGCCATGCAATGACGGCAAAAGAGTTGAACGACCTGTATAAGCGTTTGGAAAACTTTATTGCCGATTGCACCCGGTCGGAGGTTGACGCCAACCGGGATGCGCTTAACAAGGTGCAAAGCATGATACACCAAAGAATGATATTAACAAACAAATAAGTAGTAACCGCCGGGGGCAACCCCGGCATAAAAAGAGCGATAAAATGATTATCAAAAAATTAGAGTTGTCGAATTTCCAAGTAATTAAGGAGTTCAACGCAGATTTTGAGGGTAATGTATATTTCATTACCGGGGACAATGAGTTAGGAAAATCCACGCTATTAAAGGCAATCGGGGCGTTGTTGACCGGGAACCGGGACGCCGTGTTGCGTAATGGCGAGGACAAAGGGTTTGCCAAAATGGTTGTCGGCGACGACGGCGAGGAATACGACGTTGAATTGCGGTTTACCAAAGCCAACCCCCGTGGTACGTTATCAATCAAACAGAAAACAACCGGGATGCGGTCGGATAACGTAAGTATGTTGCAAAAGGTTTTCGGATATACGGATTTTGACGCCGTGGAGTTTTCCCGGTGGTCTGAAACCGCCGAGGGTCGCCGAAAGCAAGTGCAATACGTCCGGGCATTGTTGCCGGAGAATGTGCAAAAACGTATTGCCGAGATTGACGCCGAGGTTATGACCGTTAAGGAGAAAAGAAAGGACGCCAACGCCGAGGTCAAGACGTACACGACCATTTGCGCCGCCGCCGAAAAGCAGTTGAAACCGGGCGACGTCAAAACGTATGCCGAGAAAATCGACATTGCCGATTTAATGGAGGAACAAAACGAGAACGCCCGGTTGATTGAGAAAGCGAAAACCGTGCGTACCGCATTGCAAACCCGGACGGAACAATTGGAGGCAATCCCCGGTCGTATCAAAGCCGCCGAGGAAACCAAGAATACAGAGATTGACGCCGCAATAAAGTATGAGGCGGAAGCCCAAGCCGAATACGACCGGATTGTTGCCGAGGCAAAAAAGGCATTGGAAGCGGCAAAGAAAAAGAGCAAAGCCGATGCGAAAGCCGCCGCCGACAAATACGACGAAACATTGGCGCAAATCCAAACGGATAAAGCCGATTACGAAACCCGCAAGAACAACGCCGCCGCATGGTTGGCAAAGTACGAGGAAAACAACCCGGAGAATTTGGATACAGCCGAACGCCTCAAACAAGCCGAGGAACACAACAAAATCAATGCGTTGGTTGTGGACTATCTGACGAAGAAAAAGCAAAAGGACGCCGCCGAAAAGGTCGCCCAAACCCACGAAAAAAAGTTGTCGGATTTGCTCAAAGAGCGGGAAACCCTTATTGCGAAATCGGAATTGCCGATTGCCGGGTTGACGTTCACGGACGACGGGTTGGAGTTAAACGGTGTGCCGTTTGTCGCCGGGAAAGTGTCGGATAGTCAGATAATGGAGGTTGCCGCAAAATTGATTATCGCAAGCAATCCGACCGTTAAGGTATTCCGCATTGCGAGGGGCGAAAGTTTGGGCGCAAAACGTCTGCAATCCCTTATCGAATTAGCCCGGAAAGAAGGGTATCAAGGATTTATTGAAGAAGTCAAGCGAGGACAGGACGATTTAATTATTGAGGAATACAGCGAAACCGAGTAATTAACCGGGGCGTCGGTTCCCCGGCGTCCCTTAAACAAAACGATATGGAAGTTAAAGAAATGACAATTGCGGACGTGTTGAAAATGCCGTTGTTTTTTGAGAACGTGAAACGCCAATTAACGAGCCTTTGGAACGACCGGGAGAAAGCCCGTGAGGATGCGACCCGGAATAATACGAGGTTGCGGGCGCACGTTATCGACCGTATGCACAATACCGGGCATTGGGAACCGGGAAATTTCGTTATTCTTTTCGCAAAAGTTTTGGATAAGGTCGCAACCGGGTATTCGTCGAGCGAACGGGCGTTTATCCGTGCGGTTGGAATGACAGCGTTTAATATCACAATGCAAAAGTTAATCGACGATGAGAAAGCGAGAAATAACGGCAACGGGGACGATAAATAATAACGGCGGGTTGGCAATGTACATGGGCGAATTAAACGAATTTTTCAAGGGTTGGAAAGGTTCCCGGATAATTGCCCGGTTTATTGTTGCGTCGCCCGGTTCGTCCGAGGCTTTGAAAGGCTATTATTTCAACTATGTTGTACCCACGTTCCGACACGCCATTTGGGAGACGGGCGAACGTCTTACGGAGGAACAAACGGAACGGAGGTTGCGGGAGTTTTCCCCAATTATGTACGTCGAGCGGGTCAACGAGGAAACCGGGAAATATTCCCACGAATTGCGCACCGTGGCGGAATTGTCGAACGCCGAGTTAATCGAGCATATCGAAACACTCAAACAGATTGCCGCCGAGGAATACAACACGTATATTGACGACCCCCGAACGTTGTAAGGTATGTTTTGCAAGTGTAACGGAAAGCGTAAGAATTACCCGTTGGCGGGTTGGCGGATTATTCGCCACGAATACACGCCAAAGCATTACAGCCGGATAAAGTGTTTGCGTTGCGGGTGCGTTTGGATTACACGGGCAAAATATGTTGAGCAAACGCCCAACGACGACGGGCAAAAACGATTATTTAACGAATAAAAAAGTAACGAGAGTATGAAATTTGAATTAAAAGACATTTGTTTTTTCGATTGCGAAACAACAGGAGTACCCGCAAAGGGTTTGAAATGGGATGCGGATTTTAACCAATTCCCGCACGTCGTACAATTGGCGTGGGCGTTCGGCGACAAAGAACGCAGTTTTATAATTAAGCCGGACAATTACGAGATACCGCCGGAAACAACCGCAATACACGGAATAACGACCGAACGGGCAATTGCCGAGGGTGTACCGTTTGCCGAGGTTATCGACGAATTTTTGACGGATGCCGCCGCCGCACCGCTTGTATGTGCGCACAACATTTATTTCGATACGTCGATGTTGAAAGCGAACATTTTGCGTTATTGCGGCAAAGAGTATTACGACGCCAAAGCCGAGGACGCATTGCACAAGGGAAAGCGCATTGATACAATGATGAAAACTATTAAATTTGTCGGCGCATTGTATTCAAACGGGCGACCGGGAAAATATCCCAAATTAGAGGAATTATATAGTAAGTTATTCCCCGGCGAAACATTCCCGGCGCATGACGCATTAGAGGACATAAGGGCGTTGCGCCGTTGCGTCCCGGAATTGGTTAATTTGGGGATTATTGAGTTAGCGCAAAAGGAATACCCGGCGGAACAACTCAAAGCCCAATTTGAGCCGGAAAAGCCCAAAGGCGGGCGCAATATTGAGTTCCACGACCCCAACCCGGTAGCGGAACCAATCGGAACCGGGGAACCCGTCCCGGAACCAACCCCGGAACCGGAACGCCCGGCGGTTCCGTCGAATAGTAAGACACGGGAATTGTTGGACGAAAACGAATTTTGATTAAAACCGTGCCGGGCGGATTCCCGGCGACAAATAATATTATAATATGAACGAAGAAAAAAAAGCCGCAAACGTTATGTTAATACCAAGTGAAAAGGCGTTTGCATTGTCGAAAGTAAAGACATTAAAGGACGGCGGGTTAGACGTGCATTATGAAGTTACCGAAACAATCGGCAATGAGAGTTACACGAACAAATACCACGTCGAAAGTGCAAAGGACATACACCCGGATTTGCGGGATTGTTTCGACCGTTTGCGCCCAATCATGGGACGGATTTTTAATATTACGTCCTTTCTTTCAATGGTTGAAACGTCCGATTTCAAAGCAACCAAAAAGCAAAGCGAGTTATCACGGGATTTTGCCGACGAAATGTTGAAAAACATAGAGGTTCGGGGCGTGTCGTTTTCCGGTCAAGATGATAACGTTGGGGTTGTTTTAACCGGATTGTTTACCGTGTCGAACAATCAAAAAACCGCTATCAATTCCCCCCGCCTTAAATTCAATACGGAAACGTTCGGGTTTGAGGAAGAATTAGAAGAAATTGCCGCCGACATTGAAACCGAGGTTTACGCCTTTCTTTTCAAGGGTAAAAAGGCGCAATTGGAATTGTTCGGGGCTGACGGCGAACCCGCACCGGGTTTGGTCGCAGAACCGGAAAAGGAGGGCGGATTGTTCCCGGAGGTCGGCGACCCGGCTAACGAGGACGACCCGGAGGACGAAACGGCGGATATGTAAGCAATGGAGCCGATATTGCTAACAGACCGGGAGGAATATCAATTTGTAACCGATAGGGGGTTTTGCCCCCTATTGGATTACAAGCGGTTTACAATGGATATTCGGTTGCGTGTCGAAATCCAACGGGAATTGTTCGGGCATTGCGTTTTTGGTCGTGGGAATATCCCACAGGCAAACGAACGGTTTTTCCGGTGGGTTTGGGAGCATAAGCCGCACAGATGCGAGGAATGTTTAAAGCCGTTACGGAATTATTCCGCCGTTTATTGTTCGCATATATTGACCCGTGGAGCGTTTCCCGAAATGGCGCATGATGCAAGAAATATAAATATACTATGTTTTGAACATCATTCATGTTGGGAGAATGGGGATAAAACGAAAATGCGTATATATTCCGGCAATATGAGAATGATTGAATTAATGAAAAATGAGTATGCAAATTTGGAAAGATATTGAGGGTTACAAAGGACATTATCAAATTTCTAATTATGGCAATGTTCGTTCCTTAAAAAAGGATGCGTTTCTAATGAAAGGCGGATATTTGAAAGGATATAAAATAATTAGTTTATGGAAAAATGGAACCGGGAAAATGTTCCGTGTTCATAGATTAGTTGCGGCGGCTTTCATTCCGAACCCGGAAAACAAACCATGTATCGACCATATCGACGGCGACCGAGCCAATAACCATGCAGATAATTTGCGTTGGGTTACGGTTAAAGAAAATCAGAATAACCCAATAACAAAATCTAAATGGATTGGGAAAAAAGCGAAACCGCACCACGAAAAAGCGGTTGAGCAAATAAAAAACGGTATTGTTGTAAATGTATTTGTTAGCATACAAGAAGCCGCCCGAAAAGGCAATTTTTCGGCAACGGCAATTTGTAAGGTATGTAAAGGGAAAGGAAATTTGCATAAGGGTTATAAATGGAGATATAAAAAATGAGAATCAAAAAGGGGCAACCCGATTACGGGGCAATTTCCCGCCGTTCAATCAAAAATGATTTCAGACGGGTACAAACATATTCGGAAAGGGAGAAACGCCCGCAAATCGAAAATCCGCCCGAAATAAATGCAGAAAGACGGGTTTTGTTTGTTGGGGAAAATTCCGGGTATTACAAATTGCGTTCTTTTATAGTTGGAAAATTGGTTCGGTTAGTTCAAAAATCAAGCGTCGGCGGTTGGGTTTGTGAGTTCGTACACGACGACGACCGAAAAGCGATAAACCATGCCGCCGGATGGTCGGATAATAAGAAACAATATTTGTTGGATTGCGTAAAATTCAAGTGAAATGAAAATAAAATCAAAAACCGGATATAAAATTGCGTTATACACGTTCGTGACGTTAACGGTTGCGTCTTATATGTGGGCGTTGTATAGTATCATTGTTTGGATAATTAAAGCGTTTTTTGTATGAGTGTAAACAAGGTTATTTTGATGGGACATACCGGGAAAGCCCCGGATTTTAAGGAGTTCGACAACGGGGGTTGCGTGGCGACCTTTTCGTTGGCAACCACGAAACGAGGTTATACCACAAAGGACGGGCGGCAAATCCCGGAGCGTACCGAATGGCATAACGTCGTATTGCAAAACGGGTTGGCAAAGGTCGCCAATCAGTACGTCAAAAAGGGCGACAAACTGTATATTGAGGGCGAATTGAGAACCCGGAGTTATGACGATGCGCAAGGCGTCAAACGGTATGTTACCGAGATAGTTGCAACCGATATGGAAATGTTGACCCCGAAAGCGACCGGAGCCGGGGCGCAAGTACCGCCGCCGCCCGTGCCGGATGCACCCGCCCCCGACGGAAACGACGATTTACCATTTTAAGCCGTGGACGATATGGGAGCGATAAACGGACGGGTTATTTACAGCCCAAAAGGTAAAGCCGGGGAATACGCCGAGAACGCCGCCAATTTCTTTGTCGGTTGTTCCAACGGTTGTACTTACTGTTATTTGCGCAAAGGTCGTGGCGCAAAGGTATTGGGAGGCAGTCGCCCGGAGTTGAAAAAGACGTTGCGGGAATATCCATACGCTTTGGATATTTTCAAAAACGAATTGTTGGCGCATAAGGAGGAATTGCAGAAAACGGGGTTATTCTTTTCGTTCACGACCGACCCGTTGTTGCCGGAAACGGAACGGTTGACCCGTCAAGCGGTCGGCGTATGCCAACGCCATGGCGTCCCGGTTAAGATATTGAGCAAATGCGCCGAGGGGTTGAACCGCTTCATTGATTTTGCCGAGGCGTCCGAGGGTTGGGACGTGTCCCGTATCGCTTTGGGCGCAACGTTGACAGGTTGCGACGAATTGGAGCCGAACGCCGACCCAAATACGATGCGGGTTAATGTGTTGGCACGGGCAAAACGCCACGGGTTCCGCACCTTTGCAAGCGTGGAGCCAATCCCGCCGGGAATGTACGACCGGGCAATTGGGATAATCAGATTGTCGTATCCGTTCGTTGACCTGTATAAAATCGGGTTGCAGAGCGGCGGCAAATATCCGAAACGGGAAATACGATTGATTTACGACACGATTACGGAACATTGGGAGGGACGCCCGGAACAACCCCGTATCTATTGGAAAGATAGTATTGTTAATCCGTTGGGGATTGACCGGGGAGAATTGCCGGGGTATTGTGTCCCTGTTAATTGGGATTTGTTTAACAATGAAAAGTGAAATACGGGTTGAGGTTCCCGCCGATTGCCGATTGGTCGGAGTAAGGACGGACGGCGATGTTGTCGTTATCATTTACGAGCCAATCCAAAACGTCCGGCAAATTGGATTTATCCATTACCCGGAACCCGACGACGAAACCGAGGAACCCGAAAATAAAAAGTAAATATGCAGTACAGCAATAAGGATTACAACCCGGAAAAACACGACCGTTGGCGTGCGTTGACCGTAAAACAGCCATACGCAAATGATTTGGTAACGGAGGCGTACAAGGACGAAAACGGTATTGTTTACGGGAAAAAGACAATTGAAGTTCGGAGCAAAAACACGTCATACCGTGGCGACGTGCTGATATGTTCCGCAGCGTCCCCGGTTTATCCGGGAATGGAAAGCGGCGTTACTTTGGGATTGGTTGAGTTGTACGACGTAAAGCCGATAAAAGAGTTTACGCCGGAGGATTGGGAAAACACCCGCATTCCAAAGGAAAAGAGGGCGAAAATAACAAAGGGGTACGGGTGGTTGATGCGCAACCCCCGCCGGGTTATTGAATTTCCGATTAAGGGGCAATTGGGTATCTATAATCTCGTATATACAAAAGGTTGTATTGTCGAATATCCTAAAGTTATGGTATTGGATAAAGAGGCATACAATAAAATAAAAGAAACGTATTAGTTTGTTGTATTATGGTTTAATATTATCTTTGCAAAAAAAAAAGATGGAAAATTGGAAGTTTATAAACGCTAATTATGAAGTTTCAGACAAAGGTAATATAAAGTCTGTAAATTATCGGGGAACGGGTAAAAGTGCGATACGAAAGCAATCTATTAGTAAAAACGGATATATGCGGGTAATACTATCAGATAATGGTAAAAACAAAACATATTTCGTTCATAGATTAGTTGCGGCGGCTTTTATTCCGAACCCGGACAATTTGCCGGAAATAGACCATATCGACGGCAACCGAGCCAATAACGATGCGACTAATTTACGTTGGTGTACGAGAAAGCAAAATTTGAATTATCAAAAAGCAATTAATAATAAACGTGAAACCATGAAGAAAGTAAATACATGGTTTAAGAAAACCGGAAAAGATAATCACAATGCAAAACCCGTTTATCAATATGATTTAGAGGGTAATTTTATAAAGAAATGGGATTGCATACATGATGCGCAAAGATGCGGTTTTAATCATGGAAATATTATTAGTTGCTGTAAGGGACGTTTAAAACATTATAAAAAATATATTTGGAGATATGAGTAAAAAACAGGTTGGAATTATCCGCAACAATGGCGACGTACATACGTCGCAAATTGGGTTTCATATCGGACGGGTCGGCGTCTATGTTTACGCCCGTGAGTATTGGCAATATCATAGTTGGCAATTTGGGGTATCCATTGATGCAATAAACGGTTACGACCGTTATGTTGATATTGAGGCGAAAATATTGTTTGTCGGCATTGGCATACGGTTTATATGGATTAAAAGAAAGGTAAAACGATGAAAGCAAAGATTTTATTGTTATCTTTGGCAACACTTTTGTTGGGGGCGTGTCAAAGCGAGAACGAACCAACGGAAACATTTTATTTACTACAAAAATCCGAGAGCATGGAAGAAAGAAACGAGTTTGTAACGAATACCACGGCGGCAATGATACAGATAAACGCCCCCCGGTATAATTGTGAGATTGTCGAAACCGCATTAGCGGGCGGCGATAGGGTACGAATTTGCGTAAAAGGCGCAAAGGAAGATTTGGACGCATTGTTTTACTATGTAAACGAAGCGGGCAAAGAATGAGAGTAAAGCAACCCGAAATATTCGACCCGAAAAGGGAGTACAAGCCCGGCGAACGTGCCATTTACAAAGGCATGGTTATTATTGCCGAGTTATGGACGAAAGCCGCCCAAAGGTTAGCAGACGACCCCGGAACCCTGTTTTGCCAACGGTGCGTCCGTTGCAAGATAGACCGGGACGTTTGCAACGGGGCGCACTTGCAATGCGATAAGTACAACAGAACCGACCGAAAAACGATATTTTGGCGGTTGGTATATCCGAAAACAGTAAGAACGAATAAAAAATTAGAGCGATGACAGAAAGTAAGTTAAACCCGTTTGATGCGGAATTGTTGGTTATGATTGGCGATATTGCCAAAAGCCAACCGGAGGTCGAGGAAAAACCCGACCGTTACGAAATCACGGTTGACACAACCGAGATACAGGGAAACGCAATTGAAGCACTAAAACAGGCAGTCGCCGGACGATTGGGAAAACGCTTGTTAGTTACCCACACGTTAGACGCCGCCGTTGTTTTCAACGTCGAGTACGACCCGACGGAATACCCGGAACAAATCCGCACCCGGTTAGTTGAGCCGGACGCCACGGCGGGAACCCGATATTGCCGCACGTTGTTAGAAGTTGACGCAATACAGGTACGCCGGGACAATTTGGACGACCTGTTGAGATTTACCGGAGGCGGAACCATGACGATACCGAGAACCCCAAACGGGCGGGCGTTTTATTCGTTCACGGACGGCAACGGCATTTTCATTGACGCCCCGGAAACGTACTACATTGTCCGGGAGCCGGACGGACGATTGGCAATCCTTCCGGAAAGAGAGTTTAACCGGGAGTTTGAGCCGAAAGGCGTAAGCGTACCGAAAGAACCCGGCGATAAGGGATGCGGGAATTGCGCCAACTTTACAAACGAGGATGTCAACGGGAACGGTTATTGCGAGGCGTTCAAATGCGAACAATCGTGCGGCGTTATGCCGTGCCAAGAGTACAAACCTAAAAATCAATAAAGCGATGAACAAAAGAGAAAAATTTTTGAAAGAGATTGCCGAGGTTATCAACCGTAATTCTTTGGAGGCGCATTTTAACGATACCCCGGATTACATATTGGCGAAAGTCGCAGTTGAAGCAATGGAGAATTTCGCCGAAGCGTCCGCACGGAGGGACAATTGGCACGGGTTCAAAGAAGCCGATAAGCCGGGCGAGGTTGTGCGGAATGAGGATTGCGACAATTGCCCGGTTCGGGGGATTTGCCCGGAGCATAAGAAGCCGGAGGCGTTCGACGTCCCAAAGGAGGTGCGAGCAATGGCGGAATTTTTCGGCAAGATGTTCCCCGGTTCCAAAGTAGAAATACACCGGGTCGAAATGCCGAAAAGGAACCCACGGGATAAACGCCGGGCAAAGAACAAAAGGAAAGGGGGAACGGAATACAGCAACCCCCGTGGAACGCAACATTATTTTCGTTGCTCAAATGGGAGGTACGAAATAGGCATAAGCAATTAGGCAATCAGCCCCGGAAACAAAGCCGGGGTTTTGCCGTTTATATGTGAGAGAGAACAAACGGTTGGCAATGTACCGGAAAAGCCGTAAATTTGCCCCGTGGTTAAAAGATAACCGCCGAGATATAGAAAGTATTGGTTAAGACAATAAAGCCTCTTAAAATGGAAATTCCGTGCAAATAACTTGCAAGGGGTAAGCAACGTTTTAAGGAGGTAAACAGGGGAAAGGATAAAGCCCGGAACGAAAGAACAAAGGCAAAGGAGCCGATAAGGAACCAAGCCAAAGGACGAAAAGGCGTAAAAGGCAGATTTTGACCCCTGTTTGACATTGAAAGAGGTTAGACGATGGAAAAATTGAACAAAGGGCGAAAGCCCCCCGGATACAACAAACGTTCCGAGGAACAAAGGATTTACGATGTACGGTTTTGTGCCGACTTGTTTTTGCGTGGTTATTCGTATCGAGAAATTGCCGACGCATTGAACCGGGATTTGTCCGCCCGTGGCGTTGGTTATACAATTTCGTTTCAAATGGTTTATTACGATTTGCAACAATGCCTTATCGAATGGAAGCGGGAACGGTTGGAAACAATCGACGAATATGTTACGCAGGAATTGCGCAAGTTGGATAAAATGGAGCAACAAGCGTGGGAGGCGTGGGAGGTATCCAAAACCGGAAAGCAGCGCACCAAAGAGAAAACCAACCGGGGGCGTCCTATCAAAACGGATGCGACCGACGGCGACCCGGAATATTACGGGTATGACGAAACGACCGTTGAAACGTCGGCGGGCAATCCCCGGTTTTTGGACTTGCTGTTGAACATTCAACAACGCCGGGCAAAGATGTTGGGATTTGATGCACCCGTTAAAATCGAGATACCCGGATACAACGCCGGGACGGACGACGATAAACCGAAATACGATGTTAAGGCAATCCCGGACGACCTGTTGTTTGCCGTCGCCGACAAATTGCAGTCCGCCGAATTTCAAAAGACAATCGCCGAGAAAGGAGGGGCGCAATAATGGCAAAGCGAATGAATGTTGTTAAACAGGTTGTAACCAAAACGAACCATTATTGCGGGGATTGCGGACACGGTGTTTGGTATTTCGACCATGAGAATTTAGATGTTGCAAATAGATTGCCGATTTGTTGCCGTTGTCCGTTTACCCCGAACCGTTCCCGGATAAGGAGCGAAACGGCGTGTTTGAATTGGATACCGAAAAAGCCCGGCGAATTGATAGTTACACCCGATAAAATTGTACGACCATGAGCAACGAGGAATTATTGAAGATGTACGAGGCAATCAAGGCAGACCCCGGCGAATTGGTGCGAGCCGCCGCCCGTAAACGTCTTATCAACTTTGCCCGGTATATGCAACCGGATTTGGTATTGGAACCGTTTCATGTTGTATATTATACCCTGTTGAATATGTTTGCGCATGGCAAAATACGAAAGATGATTGTACAACAGCCGCCGCAACATGGCAAATCGGAGGGGTCAAGCCGCAAATTACCCGCATTTATGTTGGGGTTAGACCCCGACCGCAAAATATGTATCGGTTCGTATGCGGCGACAATCGCACGGGATTTTAACCGGGACGTTCAACGAATAATCGACACGCCCCGGTATCGTGAATTATTCCCCGGCACGTACTTAAATGGGTCGAACGTCGTAACAATGGCGAATACCTATTTGCGCAATTCCGATGTTATCGAAATGGTCGGGCGTAAGGGGTCGTTGCGTGTCGTCGGTCGTGGCGGTTCGCTGACGTCTAAAACCGTGGACGTTTCGATATTGGACGACGTGTATAAAGATTACGCCGAGGGTAACAGCCCGATAGTACGGGCGGCGGCGTGGAAATGGTACACGACCGTTGTACGCACCCGTTTACACAATGATAGTCAAGAATTGATTGTATTTACCCGTTGGCACGACGACGATTTGATAGGGCGCATTGAAAAGAGCGGCGAAACGATTATTGATGTTAAGTGTTGGGCGGATTTGGAGGACGTAACGCCGGGGGCGTGGGTGCGCATAAACTTTGAGGGGTTGAAAACCGGGGAACCGACCGAGATAGACCCACGGGAACCGGGGGCGGCATTATGGGAAAGCCGACACAGTAAGCAAAAGTTGGAAGCGCAAAAGGCATTAGACCCGGTGCAATTTCAATGCCTGTATCAAGGCAACCCCGGTTCCGCCGAGGGTCGATTGTACCAACCTTTCAAAACGTGGGTCGAAAAATCCGATTACGGCACGTACATTCGTTCCGGCGCATACATTGACGTTGCCGACGAGGGCGACGACCTGTTGTTTGCCGCAACGTATGACGTGTATAAGTCCGACAATCTGTTTTTCAACGAGAAAACAAAGCGCATGGAGCCGATATTGTTTGCCCTTATTACAGATATGGAAATGACGGACGAAAATACGGACGTTACAACCGTAACCGTCCCGGCGATGATTAACCGGAACGGGACGCAAAAAGCGTGGGTTGAGAGCAACAACGGTGGTGCGGGTTATGAAAAGGTTATCAAAAAGAAAGTCCGGGCGATTACCGACCCGTTTTATCAAGGGGGCAACAAGGAAAGCCGGATAATAACAGCGTCCGCAATGGTTAATCAACATATAATTATGCCGTTCGGTTGGGAAACCCGGTACAAAGCCGTTTACGACCATGTAACCGGATTTTTGCGCAATTTCGGAGCCAATACGCACGACGACCCGGAGGACGGATTGACCGGGATATATGAAAAGGAGATTGCGGACGGCAATATACAGCCATACGCACACGCAAACCGAGGCGTAAGACGACGCAATTAGCAATATTTTTGAGATATGCAAGATTATCCGGGAAAAAGTTTATAACTTTGTAACCGAAACGAGAGGGCAAAGGGACAGCCCCGGAGAAAGTAATAATATTTTTAACGTTAAAAACAAAGAAGTATGATTTGTAAATGTCCGGCGGGGGCGGCGTTGCCCGATGTACCCGCAATTAAATGTTCGGAAAGTTTCGGACAGGTTCAGAAAGTGGCTTTTCAACGTCTTATGAAAGACGACGGAAGCAAAAACAGTTTTACGAGTGAAAAAGCGATTACGGCGTTAGCGTCGTGGACGCCCCTGTTATCGGCGGAGGATAGCACGAAAGTAGTTGTTTCGCCGTATATCCAAGCCCCGACCGCCGAGGCGGGAGCCGCCCGCACCTTTGGAGGCGGTAACGAAACGTTAGGAGGCGTCGAAGAGATTATTGGACGTGAACCAACCCCGTTTACCGGAGTTATCCGCAAAGCCCCGCAGGAGGTTATCAAGGCATTAAAGAAAATGCAATGCGAAAGTTGGGGCGACAATTTGGGTATCTTCATTTTCGACGAAAACGGCGCAATCGGCGCAATCAAGGGGGATACAGACGGTACATATTACCCGATACCGATACGTTCGTTGTTTATCGGCGATAAGACGTTGGGCGGATTGGAAGCCCCGGACAGCAACGCAATACAATGGTCGTTTTTGCCGAATTGGTCGGACGATTTGGCGATTGTTGCCCCGGCGTTTAACCCGCTTACGGATTTGAAACCCGCATAAGCGTAATGACGGCGAAAGTTACAAAGGTCGTGTTGGAGTGTCCGACCCTTAACACGACCGAAGAATTTGAGATTAACCACGCCGAACGCCTGTTGAGGATGCCTAACAATGGCGGTTGGCAGTTGCCCGAAAAAACACCTTTTGAATTTAGCAAAGAAAATGGGATTAGATATAAAACGCATAAGAAAGGAAATAACGGAACCGAGGAAAAAGGCGACGATAAATAAAGCGGTCATACACCAAAACCGCATTAAATTTCACGCCCAAACCAACGTAACGCCCTTAATGTGTTTACCCACGACCGATTTTTTGGCATGGGTTCAAAATCTTATCCCGCACGATAAATTCAAAATCTTCAAAACATTGTTCCGTTACCCCGTTCGTACCAACGAGGTAACGGGCATTTGTTTTGATAAGTTAAGCCGTATTTTCGACGGTCGTAACCCGGCGTTCAACTATCAATTTCAAAACACGGAACAACGGGACGATTGGGAGTATTACCGCCAAGATGTATTAAAGGAGCCGGAAATTTGGAATACAAAAGGTTGGGAGTTTTTCAAGACGGAAATAAACAGCGTCTTAATAGTTGATTTGCCCGCCGAGCAAAACCCCGCCGACCGATACCCGACCCCGTATTTTTATTGGCTACCTATCGAAAGCGTCATAACCTTTGAGGCAAACCGGACAACCGGGGTTATGGATTGGATAATTTTCCGCCAACCCGATAAACGTATTGCAGTTATTGACGATGAACGATACAGAGTATTTGCAGAGGACGACGGCGGCAACATAGGCGAATTATTGGTTGATAACCCACACGATTTGCGCTATTGCCCCGCCCGTTTCTTTTGGAACGAGCCAATGAATTTGCGAGAACCGGACGTTAAACAATCCCCGCTAACAAAAGAATTGGAGGCGTTGGATTGGTTTTTGTTTTTCCATATATCGAAGCGGCATTTGGATATGTACGGGGCGTACCCGATATATTCCGGTTACGAACAATCGTGCGATTTTACAAACGCCGAAAACGGCGATTATTGCGACGGTGGATTTTTGAAAGACAAACAAGGGTATTACAGGTTAGACCAAGCCGGGTTATTGATGCGTTGCCCCAAGTGCGGCGACAAACGGATTACCGGGGCGGGTTCCTTTGTTGAAATACCGATACCGGACGGGGACAAACAACCCGATTTGCGGAACCCGGTACAAATGTTGACCGTTGACCGTACAAGTTTGGATTATAACGTTGAGGAAGAAAAGCGATTGCGGGAAAACATTATTACCGCCGTCGTCGGACAAAACGAGGAAGTAACCCAACGGGAGGCATTCAACGAACAACAGGTTAAAGCCGCATTTGAGAGCCAAAGCACGGTATTAAACCGAGTGAAAAAAGGCTTTGAAGCCGCCCAACAGTTCGTCGATGAAACGGTTTGCCGATTGCGATACGGCAATATGTTCGTATCTGCAAAAGTCAATTACGGCACGGAGTTCTATTTGTACGACGCAAGCGAGTTGCGGAACCGTTACAAGTCGGCAAAGGAAAGCGGCGCAAGTGAGGCAGAATTGGACGCCCTACAAAATCAGATTATCGAAACGGAGTACCGGAACAACCCAACCCAATTGCAACGTATGTTGATATTGGCAGAATTGGAGCCGTACCGCCATTTGACCCGGAACGAGGTATTGGATTTGTACGGGCGTAACTTAATCCCGGAGAATGAATTGCGTATAAAGTTGAATTTCGCTAACTTTGTCCGCAGGTTTGAACGGGAGAATACAAACATTTTGGAATTTGGAACGCAAATACCATTCGACCAAAAGATTTCAATAATAACAAGTAAATTTAACGAGTATGCGAGTGAAAACAGCAACCGAGGGTAAAACAAAGGACGTCGCAATTACCGACGTCACCCCCGAAAACTACATTGTACCGAGTAATGAACAACATTTGTATCATTGCGTTATTGAGGTGCGCAAGTTTGACAGCGAAACGGGCAAACGCTTATCCGTTCCCCGTATCCAAAAATTCGGCAAAAAGTCCTTTGAAAACGGCATTTTGGACGCACTGAAAAAACAGGGTTACACGATTACCGTATTGCACGACCCCAACGAGTACGTCAAGGCGCAAGCCGAGGAAAAAGCGGCACGAACCGCCGCACAGCAGAAAGCCGCCGAGGAAAAAGCCGCCGCCGATGCAAAGGCAAAGGCAGAAGCCGAGGCGAAAGCCAAAGCCGAGGAAAAAGAGGCGTTAAAGGCTGAAATTTTGGCGGAATTGAAAGCGGCGGGAGTTATCCCGGCGGAACCCGCCAAAGAAACCAAAGCCGATGCAAAGGCAAAGGCAGAAGCCGAGGACAAACCCGGAGCGAAAAAGTAACAGAGTATTAAACTATTAAAAATACGATTATGGCACAGATTGCACAGCAGGACAATTTGGTTATTGAAGTAACAACAACCGCCGCCGCATTGGATGGCGACACAAAGAAAAAGTTGATTGAATGTATTGAGGGCGGAACAATTACCGACGTAATTTTGGTAACAAAAGAGGTTGAAAAGAAAATCAGCCATGCCCGTGTTGTTAGTTGGTTGGTTGATACAACCAGGGATTCGCCAAAATACACAATTCATATTATTAACGCAAACAGCGGAGCAGTAGCAGCAATCGCACTTAATTAATTCAAAGGGAAAGAATTATGTTAACGAGAGAAATTTTAATTGCAAATGCGGCATTAGCCGGATTAACCGACGAACAAATTGCGGCAATTACAACATTGTCCGCCAACGACGAAAATAGCGTTATCGCCAAAAAGACGGGCGAAATTTACGGCGGATTGGATGCCGATATTTTGGCGGCGTCCGGTATCGCAAAGAACGGAACCGAAAAGACGTTTGATTACGCAAAACGTGTGGTCGCCGAGTTCAAAACCAAAGCGGAAAGCGCAAGCGCATTGCAAACCCAAATCGACAGTCTGACGAAAGAAAAGGCACGTTTGGAAAAGGCAATTGCCGACGGTGCGACCGATGCGGAAACGGCAAAGGCGTTGAAACAGGCGAAAGCCGATTTAACGGCGGTAACAACGCAGTTTAACGACCTCAAAAGCAAGTACGATGAAGCCGAAAAGAATTTCCAAACGGAGTTGTTCGGCGTTCGTATCGAGGGTGCATTGCAGACCGCAACCGCCGGGTTGAAATTCAAACCGGGATTGCCCGAAAGCGCAACAAAGGTTTTGTTAGCGCAAGCAATCGACAAAATTAAGGGTATGAACCCCGAATATATCGACGACGGAAAAGGCGGTAAAATCCTTGCTTTTAAGGACGAAAGCGGCGCAATTATGCGTAACCCGAACAATCAGTTGAACCCGTACACCCCCGGCGACCTGTTGGCAAAGGAATTGGAAACAATGGGTATTTTGGATAAGGGACGCCAAGCCGGAGGCGGCGGAACGGTTCCCCCGGCGGGCGGTTCCGGCGGTGGTGGCGGAACAACCATTGACATAACGGGCGCAAAAACCCGTGTCGAGGCTTACGAAGCAATCGCCGCAAACCTTATGGCGCAGGGTTTAACGGCGGGTTCCGAAAAGTTCGACGCCGCAATGAAACAGGCATGGCAGGACAACAATATTGCCGCATTGCCGGAAAAGTAAACAATCACGGGTAAAGGGTAAACCCGCATTTAATAACAATTAAATTTTTAACATTATGTCATTAGTAGCAACAAGATTGCAAAATTGGCGGATTGAAAACCCGGAATTAGACCGTAATATGACCCGCCCGTGTGAGTATGGCGCATTGGATTTTTTCATTGAGCAAACCAACGCCCCGTCCTCAATCATTAACCCCAATTTGCGTGACCGTGCGTTTGCGTCCATTGGTAACACGGTACAAGTACCCGTTATCAATTACGACGGCGATGTACAGGTTAGCAATGTCCGTTCGTGCGTTATCGCTGACGATGAAAATACGTCCGCATTGGTAACGGTTGTTTGGGCGACTTATGCCATTGGCTTTACAATGGTTCCCGCCGCATACATGAACAACGAAATTTCCTACGAACACGACTTTTTGCGCAAAATGGAAAAGACGTGCCGGGCTTTGGCGGACAAATTGGACGTCGGAGCCGTTGCCGCATTGGAGGCAAACAAAACACAGGTGTTCAAAACGTTGCTTAACTACACGGAGGCGGGCAACGTGGTACAGGTTCCAACCCAAATGGCGACCGAGATTTTGGGCGATATTAACCCGATTATGCGGGCTAACTGTTACCCGGAATATATCCACATTATCGCCAACGCCGGGGTTGATAGCCTTATCCGTAAACTTGCGCAACATGGCGTTTACAACGACGTAAACAAGCGCATGGAGTACGACAACAAGGTTTTGCACTACACGAACAACGTAACCGACGAAGCGGGCAAAATGGGAACCATGTTTGCCGTTGCTGACGGTAATGTTGGTATCCTTACCCGTGTTGACCGTGAGGCATTGCGCCGCACCCGTGCGAATTTCCACGAATGGGACGTTGTACGTTTGCCGTACATTGATTTGCCCGTTGGTTCGCACTATTACACCGCCGTTGGCGACCAGTCCGCAATCATGGGCGCCGCAACCGCCGATTTGACGTGCGCCGTTAAGGAGTATTTCGGATTTTCCGTTGACGTGGCGTATATGGTTGCTTACAACAGCAACCCGGATACCGTGGCAAACCCGATTATCAAAGCCGAGATTGCCGCCCGCAATCCAAACGAACCGTTGGGTATGCCTGTATATGTAACCAACGCCGGGGAATTTCCCGCCGGAGGTGCGAGCGCATAACGCCGGAGCATAACGAATTGTTAAACCGAGGGGACGGGGTGGTTATCCCCGCCCCCTTTTTAATTCATTGATATGGAGAATTGGAAAGTAATAAACGATTTCCCTAATTACGAAATAAGTAATTTCGGAAATGTACGCAATAAAACAAAATTGCTTAAAATAGTTCCAAATAAACAGGGCTATAACATTGTAGTGTTATGTAATGGTATTCGTAAAACAATAAACGTTCATCGTTTAGTTGCGGCGGCTTTTATCCCCAATCCCGAAAACAAACCATGTGTTGACCATATCGACGGCGACCGAGCCAATAACCATGCGGACAACTTGCGTTGGGTGACAGCAAAAGAAAATTGTAATAATCCAATAACAAAATCCCGCTTACATAAAAAGATTGGCGTATATATGACGGGGCGATTAGGCGGATTGCACCAACGAGCGAAAGAAATTGCGATGTATTCCGCTTGTGGCGATTTAATAAAAACCTTTTTATCCGTAAAAGATGCACAACGGGAAACGGGTTTGAATGATAGTAATATTATTAAATGTTGCAAGGGAATAAAAAAGACTTGCGGCGGTTATATTTGGGCTTATGTATAGACTTAAAGAAATACAGGACGCATTATTGCACGTCGTCGGGTGGGAACAATCATACGACCCGGCAAAGGCGATAGACGACAATTTAACGCAGACGGAAAGCGGTTTGACGTTTCAAGGTGCGCACCCCCTTGTTACTTTGGATAATGTCCGGGCAATCGTCCCGGATGATTTCGTTTTTCAATATCCGGTTTGGAATATGATACCGGAATACAAAGCCGGGGCAAAGGTTCGCCACAACAACAAAGTTTGGATTGCCGCACGGGACAACCAAAACGAGGAACCGACCGAAAGCGATTTTAACGACGATTACAACGACGATTACGGCAACCCATATTGGCAACCGTACAATTTCATTTCCGATTATTTGGAGCGGTTGACCCGTAACGGTATTGCGCAAATGGTACAAACATTCACGCAAATAAAGGGATTGGATAAGGAAACAAAGAACCTATTGGAACGGCGCACGTTCTTTGACGGTGCGGGACGTATCCGGGCGACGTTGCCGAATAATCATAAATTAGTCGGGTTTGAAATTGTCCCGGTTCGTTCTATGGGCGTAACAATGAAAATCGAACAAATCGGGTTGCAAATGACGGGCGCAACCGGGGTTGTCCGTATGTATCTTTTCCATTCGTCCCAAATTGACCCGATAAAGACGTTTGATTTGAATTTTACGCAGACAAACGGCGGTTTTCAATGGTTCCCGTTGAAAGATTGTTATTTACCGTATATCAGTACCGGAAACAACGCCGGGGGGTCGTGGTTCCTTTGTTACAACCAAAACGATTTGCCCGCCGGGATGCAGGCAATTAACATGACAAAGGATTGGAGCCGGGAGCCGTGCGGGACGTGTACGGGTTACGTTGATTTGGAGCGTTGGCGGGAAATAACCAAGTATTTACAGGTATCCCCGTTTATGATGAACGCCCCGGAAACATTCGACGAATACCCGGAGTTGTGGGATATTGCGTTGACGATGTACACCAATACGCAGAATTACGGGTTGAATTGCGAAATAACCGTTGGTTGCGACCTAACGGATTTTATCATTAAGGAAAGGCAAATTTTCCAAACGGTTATCCAACGACAGGTCGCCGCAATCATGTTGCGCACGTTGGCAATGAACCCCGATGTTAAGGTAAACCGGAACCAAGTAAACGCAACCCGGTTGGAAATTCTTTACGAATTGGACGGCAACGTTGAGGGTCGCCCCGGCGGTTTGGGTTATGACCTTAAAAAAGCATACGAGGCGTTGCGGTTGGATACGCAGGGTATCGACCGTATTTGCCTTACTTGTAATAACCACGGTGTAAAATACCGGACAACGTAAGATTATGGCGGGGTTAAAGTCAATACAGGAATTACGCAACCGGGTTGCCACGTTCAACAACGGGTTATCGTCCGGCGCATACATTCAACAAATCATTTGGGACAATGACGCCTATATTGTTGATATGAATGCCGAGGAACAATTGTTTGAACAAGGTATTAACCGTTTGGGCGTGGATATTATGGATTACGCCCCGTATTCGCCGTTGACGATAGCCATAAAGGAGGAAAAGGGACAACCGACAAACCGGGTAACGTTACGGGATACCGGGGATTTTGAAGCGTCGTTTTTTTTGGAAGTCGGCGACAAACAGTTTGAAATAAAAGCGTCGGATTTCAAAACGGAGGACTTAATAAAAAAGTACGGGCGGCAAATATTGGGATTGACGGACGAAAATATTGCGGCGTTGATTTGGCAATATATATTCCCGGACTTAATGAAGAAAGCAAAAAACGTATTATATGGCAACGAATAAGAGAACAACCCCTATAATTCCCAACCCGGTTTTAATCGACCGGGTTTTGGGGAACATACAAACCGGGTTAATGGATAACGTCGATTGGTTGGACGTCGCATTTGGGCGGGCGCAACGTATCGCCAAAGTGATACAGGGCAAACGCTATTATACCCCGAACGTATATGCGGGCGGGACGGAATGGAGAGGCGACAATGATTATATCGACGTTTCCCCGGATGCCAATATTGGCAATTTTTCGTTCTTTTGGATAGACGACCCGCAAACGGTCGGTTGGGTTCCCAAAGAGCAAAGCGAGATTAAAGCCCCGTTTTCTCTTATTGTTTGGTTCGATTTGCGCAAGGTTTACCCCGGTCAACTCAACAACCGGAATACCGAGGCATTGAAGAACGAAATATTGACCGTCCTAAATGGCGGTTTTTGGCTGAAAGACGGGACGATTGTAATAAACCGGATTTATGAGTTGGCGGAAAACGTGTACCGTGGGTTTACGTTGGACGAAATAGATAATCAATTTTTAATGCACCCGTTCGGCGGTTTTCGCTTTGAGGGTGTATTGTCAGTTAATCAACCTTGTAACATTTAACGATATGGTAACTTTCATTATTTGGGTTTTGGTCGTGGCAACCGTGGCGGCGTTCCTGTTGACCCTGTTAAAAAAGTGGGGCGTTATTGAGTACGTCCAAGTTCACGGCAACGACTTTTTTGTTAAGATGTTCAATTGCGGCTTTTGCTTATCATGGTGGGCGGGGGTCGTTTTGTCCGTCCTGTTTGCTATATGCACCGGGAACCCGGCATTGTTATTGGTTCCGTTTTGTTCAACAGTCATAACCCGCATACTCTTATGAAAACGACAAAGATAGGGGAACGGGCGGTTGTGTTGTACGACAGTATCGACGAATTGCCGATTTTGCGATTTCACGCATATAACAAAATGTTGCTTATCGACGCCGGGGTTGGGTCGGATTTGAACGATTGGGATGCGCATATTGAAAAGGCAATCCGGTTTATCCGAAAGGAAAAGCCGGATTTGGCGGAAAAGGAATTGGATAATTTGCGGCAAAACGTTTATTTCGTCCAATCCGCCATATCGCCAAAGTATTTGGCGTTTGCCTGTTTGGTTAAGTCCGTGGACGGAACCGAATACAACGATATGACGGCGGACGGTTTGCAAAAGGTATTGGATTTATTCGCCGATGCGCCGAACGCCGAGTTGACCGCCCAATTGGAAGCGGTCAAAAAAAAAATAGATGAAGAATTGCAATTGTATTTTCCTAAACTATTCGACGACGCCACGGTTAAAGAGTATTACGACCAATTGAAGCAACGCACGATGTTAATGTTGGATGCGATAATAAAGGGGGACGAAAGCGACAAACGGGAAGAAATAGACCATATTACGACGTTGTTGTTGACTTATACAAAACCCAAATCGTTTAGCGGGTCGGATAGCGTGGAAATACAATACGACAAGCAGTTTGAAAATATGTGTTTGATATTGTCCCAACATTTGCACGTAAACCCAAAATCGTTTACCGTTTTGGAATATTACAACGCATTTGAATACATTAAGGAGCAAGCGAAAAAAGCAAGCAGAAAAAGCCAAAATAAGGCGATTTAAGGTGTTTTATTTTTCAGACGATAAATTATACATTTGAGAAAAGAAAATTGATTGTAGGGCAGATTGCCCGAAAATAACAAAAACAAATAGTCGGATATATGGCAGATAACAACAACCCAATTAAATATTCTGATTTGGTAAGCCCCGATAATTCGATTACTGATTTGATAAAGCAATTGGATGAACTTTCAGACGCATATACAAATGCGTTGAAAAATATTAGGGCGGAAGCAATTCAGTTGGCGGCGGTTCTGCAAAAGGTTTCCGGGGCAACCGAGGACGGCAGGAACACAACCAAGAAAGCCGCAGACGATGCGGAACGTTTGGCACGTGCGCAACGTGATTTGGCGTTTGCAGAAAGCGAGAACGCCAAAAAGTTAGCCGAGTTAAAATTGGCACAACAGGAAGCGAACCAAATTAATAAACTGATTGTGAAAATAAATCAATCCGCCGAGGGTAGTTATAACCGTTTATCGGCGCAATATTCATTGAATAAGATTTATTTAAACAACATGACTAAAGCCGAACGGGAAAACACCGAGGAGGGGCGAAAATTGGTTGCACAAACCAAAGAAATATACGAAGAAATGAAACGTTTGCAGGAAGCAACCGGGAAATTTCAATTGAACGTCGGAAATTATACGGAGGCGTCCGACGCAATTATTGCGTATGGCGACAAATTAAAAGAAACGTTAGGTTTAAATAGCGCATTTGGCGAAAGTCTTTTGGCGTTAGGACGTGGCGGGGCTGAAAGTAAAGCCGTTTTTACAGCTATTGGCGACGGGGCAAAAGCATTGGGAAAAACTTTGTTGGGATTACTTTCAAACCCGGTTTTTTTGGCGATTGCCGGAATTGCGGCGGCGGGTGCGGCGTTTAAATGGTGGTACGATTATAACGCCGGGTTAGTTGAGGCAACGAGATTGACGCAACAATTTACCGGGAAAAGTGGCGATGATTTGAAAGCGTTTAGAAATGAGGTGCAAGCCGTCGCAGATTCGTTCGGCGCAGATTTCCGGGAAACATTGATTGCAACAAACGCATTATCAAAACAATTTGGTATTTCTGCAAATGAGGCATTGCAGTTGGTTAAGGATGGTTTTTTGTCCGGAGCCGATGCGAACGGGGAATTTTTAGACACGTTGAAAGAATACCCGGCATATTTCAAAGAGGCTGGAATATCAGCAGACCAATTTGTTGCGATTGTAGCCCAAACAAACAAAATGGGTATCTTTTCGGACAAAGGCGTTGACGCAATTAAGGAGGCAAATTTGCGTTTGCGTGAAATGACGACGGCGACGGCGGCGGCTTTGGACGGTATCGGTATTTCGTCGGAACAAGTTCAAAAAGATTTGCAGACCGGAACCAAAACAACGTTCGATGTTATACAAGACGTTTCCGCAAAATTGGCAGAATTGCCGGATAATGCGGCAACGGTCGGAGCTGCAATTGCAGATATATTCGGGGGTCCCGGAGAGGACGCCGGATTGCAGTATTTGCGCACGTTGAAAGATATTTCAACAAACATGGATGAAGTAAAAGGGAAAGCCGGAGTTTTGGCGCAATTGCAGGAGGAACAATTGCAAAGCCAAATTGAGTTGCAAAACGCATTATCCGGGTTGTTTGACGCAACTGGAGGAAATTTTGAAACGTTGACAACGCAGGCAAAAGTTTTTGTTAACCAAGGATTGACGGCGATAATAAAAGGGGTTATTGATGTTGTCAATTACTTGATTGAGTTATACAATGAAAGTGTTTTGATACGTGCAATTTGGAATGGGATTGTTGCCGGATTCAAAACAACATTTGATACGTTGGGAAATTTGTTTGGATTCTTTATTGATATAGTCAAAGCAACCGGAACCGCATTAAAGGGGGCGTTTACGTTAGATTTTGACGACGTAAAAAAAGGATTGGCAGATTATGCAGCAGCGTACGGAAATTTGGTTAAAGCCCAAGTTAAAGACATAACAGAAAATTTCCAAGAGGGTTTGGAGGGTATGCAAAAGAAAATAAAACCGTTAACAATCCCGGTTTCTGTTGGAGATACCCCGACGCCACAAACAGACAATAAGCCCGTAACGACACAGAACCCAACCGTAACGCCAAGGGGTAAAAGCGATGCGGAAAAGGCAGCAGAACAACAAGCAAAGCAAATTGAAGCGGCTTATAAAAAGAATTTGGAGGCAACCCGGAAATTGCAGGATGTACAATTGCAGTTGGAAACCGACGAATGGGCAAAGCGTAGGCAGCAAACGCAATATCAGTATTCCCGACAGATTGAGGATTTGCAACACCAATTACAGACCGAAAAGGATTTGAACGAAACCGGACGGCAGGCGATAAACGCAACAATTACGGCGTTAGAACAGCAGCAGACAGAGGCGTTGTTGAAAATAGAGCAAGAACGGCAGTTGCAAGAATTGGCATTGCAGAAAGAAAGCATTGAATTACGTTTGCAAGCGGTTAAGCAGGGAAGCGAGCAGGAACGACAATTGCGTATGCAGTTGTTAGAGAATGAAAGACAAACAGCATTGTTGCAGAATGAGCAAAAGCCGACCGGACAACAGCAGGACGCCGGGGTAATTAATGCCGGATTTGACGTTAAGGGAAGCGCAATTGCCGACGAATATTTGCAAACGCAATTAATGATGTTTGACCAACAACAAGCGTTGGCGCAATCTGAATTTGATTTATTAAGAAATTCAGAAGCCCGGAAAACCCAATTCCGTTTGCAGGCAGAAAAGGAACGTTTGCAAAAGGTATTAGAATTGAACGAGCAAGCAGCCAATAAATTGTCAGATGTTGAAGTACAAACAATTCAAAACACAATAAAAAAGATTGACCAAGAAATTGAGCAGTCAAAAGGAGAGGAACGAGGAACAGACATTTACGGTTTGTTTGGGCTTAATTTGGACGACGACCAAAAAGAGGCAATTAATACGTCTATGCAATACGCATTGGATGCGTTAAATACATTCACGGCGGCACGTGTTGCCGCAGCAGATGCAGCCGTTGAGCAAGCGGATAAAGAGGTTTCCGCCGCACAATCGGCGTTGGATGCAGAATTGGAAGCAAGGGCAAACGGGTACGCCAATAATGTTGTACAAGCGCAAAAGGAGTTGGATTTGGCAAAGAAAAACCAAGAAAAAGCGTTGAAAGAACAACAGAAAGCGCAAAAACAGCAGGCAGCAATACAAACATTGCAGCAAATCGGAAACATGGTAACTGCAACGGCGTTGATATGGTCGCAATTAGGTTTCCCGTTTGCAATACCTGCAATTGCCGTAATGTGGGCGAGTTTTGCAGCGTCTAAAATCAAGGCGGCGCAATTGGCAAAACAGACCGGAGGAACGGAAACATACGGCGACGGTACCGTTGAACTTTTGGAGGGCGGTTCGCACCAAAGCGGAAATGATATTGATTTAGGAACGAAACCGGACGGAACCCGCCGACGTGCCGAGGGAGGCGAATTTTTCGCCGTGATAAATAAACGAAGTTCACGCCGTTTCAGAAAGATAATACCGGACGTTATCAATTCGCTAAACAATGGTACATTTGCACACAAGTATTTAAAATCCTATTCAGACGGCGACGGTTTGACGTTAAACGTTACCGGACAAAGCCCGGATTTACGCAATTTGTCGGATGATGTAAGGGAAATTAAGGAACAGAACCGACGACGGGTTTACGTGGATGGCGACGGAAATACGATTGAAAGTTACAAGAATTTGAAACGTAAAATAAAAAGACTATGACACCAAAATATAGATTCTTTTTGCAGATAGGGGAGGACGGAACCAAACAAACCGTCCGCCCCAATTATAAGGATGATTTAACGTTGGATTATGAGTTGGAAACAAATCAAAGGTTTTACCGGGCTAAATTGTCCGGTAAAATAAACTTTGTCCGTGCTGATTACGATATTATCAATGACGCCCCGTTTGATTCTGAATTTTTCCTATATATAGAAAAAAGCGATGATTGGGGACAAACATACAATCAATACTATAAAGCAAAGTTTATGAAAACGGATTGTACGTTTAATGATGATGATAAATTGGTTACGGTACAGCCGGAAACAATAGACCAATACAACGACGTTTTGGCAGGATTGGAAAAGGAATACAATTTAATTGAGTTGACCCCACAAATCGAATTTCTTACAATAAGAAAACGCCCATTGATACAAATATACGTTCCCGGAGATAGTATTGTTTCGTGCTTTTTGGGCGGCACGAATTGGGAACAAGACGCAAACGCCACGACTGACCAAAACGCATTAATACAAACCTATCATTTTGCACTATGTAATATTTTGAAAGAAATACAAATTACGTCGCACGGTTCCCCGGAGGTAATATCCGGGCTTTATGTTGGGCGGATGTCGACGGGTGTAAGTCCTGATGAATTTATGGGAGATTTATACCCGGAATTAAATGTAAATTATTATATCCATATTGCACAAAAACTAGTTGCGGGTGGGCTACCTATTGGGCTAGCAGGTGTTGAGATACGCCGCCGTTCTGATGATGTGGCAATGTTCCGGTTTACAAAGATAACGCAAGAACCTTTTGATACGTTGGAATTTGATTTAACCGCCGTTGAGGGTTCCGGAGCAACGGGTACGATGCACGCCGATATGAAAAGTTATAATATATACGCCCGATATTTGGTTGATGTTGATAAAATAGACGATTTAGATACATACCCGTTGCCGTCCGATGATATTGTAGATAATAATAGAAATTACCGCCGGGCAATTGGTTACGCAATCGACGTGGCATTTATATCTAAAAATTTTTCAGATACGCCGACCGAGTGGGGATTAGCCGACAGTGGAAAGTATTTTGAGCCGCCTTATTCCATATATGGACAAACGTTTTATCCAATTGCCCGGTCAACGTGGCGTTATGCGTCGTTATGGTTTGGGTTTTATCTGATGGATTGGATATTAGAGGAAAAAGCCCGAAAAGCATATACTTTGCGTGATGCGTTTACATTGTCGTCATGTATCAATGTGCTATTAAAAGAATTTGCGCCCGGAATAACGCATGAAGCGACGCCGGAATACAGCCAATTTCTTTATAACACAAACAATCCTATTTCCGGGCAGTCATTTAAGTTGCTAATAAGTCAGAAAAGTAATATCATTAATGGCGAATATAAAACCCCGGCGCAAAAAGCCCCGATTACATTACAACAGATTATGACGATGTTACGGGATATTTACAAATGTTATTGGTATATTGAGGACGGAAAATTTAAAATTGAACAGGTAAGTTGGTTTAGAAATGGCGGTTCGTATGGATATAACCCGATTATTGATTATGATTTAACACAATTAGAAAACGTTAGGAACGGCAAAAAATTAGCTTTTGCAACGTCTGAATATTCATTTGACAAAGTAGAAATGCCGGAACGTTATCAATTTGAGTGGATGGATGATGTAACAACACC